CAATGCTACAGCAATCGCTGATGAGACAATTAGAGCTACTGCTGCCGAGGGTGTCAATGCTACAGCAATCGCTGATGAGACAATTAGAGCTACTGCTGCCGAGGGTGTCAATGCTACAGCAATCGCCGCACTTGATCTGAATGCTCTATCTGATTGTTTAAAAGAAACTACTTCATTATATTTAGGAAATGATCCGCATTCTACGACGAGTAATGCCGATGGAAATACATCTGTTGGTATTACAGCATTATCTGCTATTATAACCGGGGATAACAATAGTGCATTAGGTTATGATGCATTAACATCAAATACTAGTGGGTACAGTAATAACGCATATGGATCAAAAGCACTATATACGAATACAACAGGTTATATCAATAACGCGTTCGGTCGTGACGCGTTAATGTCAAATCTTACCGGTACACACAACTGTGCATTTGGTTATCAAGCATTAAAGAGTAATACTACTGGTACAAGTAATTTAGCAATCGGCGGGATGAACACTTTATTGAGTAACACAACGGGGTTTGCCAATGTGGCGATCGGTGCGCACGCCATGCGCGATAGTGATCTTGGGAATTACAATACCGCAGTCGGTTTCATGGCTTCGGCGTCATCGACTGGCTCGCATGGTTGCGCATTGGGGGCGTGGGCGTTAGGCAATACAACCACCGGATCAGAAAATACCGCGGTAGGTTATAGAGCATTATACACGAATACGACGGGAGATTTCAATACAGCAGTTGGTTTTAAAGCATTGTACACTAATGCTTCAGGTAATGAAAATAACGCATTCGGTAATAAGGCACTATATAATAATACTACGGGGCAATATAATAGCGCATTTGGTCATAAAGCATTATATATTAATGCGACAGGTACAGAAAATAGCGCATTCGGTTACAACGCATTACAATCCAATACTGCTGGCATCAGAAATCACGCATTTGGTTATAGAGCATTATATTCTAATACCACAGGAAGTCACAATATTGGTATAGGCTATGAGGCATTATTCGATAATATAGGTGCATCATCCAATATTGGAATAGGTTATCAAGCATTGAGGAATATATCTGGATCCGATAATATTGGAATCGGTCATCAAGCATTAAAGGGTAGTTCTGGGGTGTCGACCGGTGATAATAATACCGCAATTGGTGGTTTAGCAATGGGCGATAATACAACAGGGGCCAATAATGCCGCAGTTGGTTATACAGCATTAAGAGGAAATACTACGGGAAATTTCAATACAGCATGTGGTTTCGCCGCAGGTTATAGTAATACTACAGGAGACGATAATGTATTTATCGGCAGGTATTCTGGCAACGGCGCAGAAGACGAGGACGACAAATTATATATACATTCTAGCGTGTCGGCGTCTCAGGCGGGCGCCTGGAACGATCCCACGGGACCCCTTATAGGTGGGAATTTCGCTACAAGGGAGGCGCGTATAAATGGGTCATTAGTTGTTTCAAGTGATATTACAGCATTCGGGTCAAGTTCTGATAAAAGACTTAAAAAAAATATAGTGACTATAGAAAATCCGTTAGATATTATAAATAATATTAGAGGTGTTAAATTTAATTGGAACGATGAAGCAAAAAAAGTAAATCCAGGAGTAGATTTAAATAAAACAGAAATGGGTGTCATAGCTCAAGAAATTGAAGAATATATTCCAGAAGTTATTACAGCAGGATTACAAGGATATCTAGCAGTAAGATATGAAAAAATTGTACCATTATTGATTGAAACAATAAAAGAACAACAAAAACAGATTAATAAATTAAATGATAGATTCGAAAAATTAGAAAATATGTTTAATTAAATTATTAAATATTATACAATTACAACCCTCACAATATAATATTTTTTTACTTATATTGCTAGTAAGTTTTCTAAAAAAATCTTCCATAGATGTTTCAATATCATTTATTTTTAATAAATTGTTATTTTCATCATAAATTTTAATACAAAATGAATCTATTTTAATGGTACTAGTTTCTATTATAAAATATATTTTTTTAAAAATATTATAACAATGTTCACATGTAATATTTGTAAAAGTATGAATAATATTATCTTCTAAAAAATTATCATAGTATTCAATTATTTCACCATTTTCTGTTTTAAATTTATTAACGGTTGTATCATATACTACAGGTATAATAATATGATTAAAACAACAATTACAATATTTAACACGGTATTTAAGGTTTATTTCATCACTATCCGCTGGAATATCATGTGTTGCTATAGTTTTTATACTATTATCATTTAAATCTAAAATTTCATAACTTTTTGGAGAACATTTATAATATCCATCGATGTCACATACACCTGAACAATTTTCACATATACACATATTTATTATATTATATAAATATTTTTTTTATAAAAAATTTAGGTATTTAACTCATACTATTTACGCGGTTATATAAACGCCCAAATACATTTTACCAATATTGACACCGTAACCATACATACTAAATTTAATTATATTTGTATTAAATGTGATCTCGGGTGATCTCAAATAGATATCTTTATTATATGCTGGAGAGCTCCCCTCCATATAGATATGGTAATCTTTAACGACACCAGTGCCACTTGATACTGTTCCACCAGTATCCCTATGCCACATTCCTGATGGGGACGTACTCGCGTTTACAGTATACCACGGCTGCGCTGTATGAATATATGATTCGTTGGTAGTCATAGAACTAGTCTTCCATCCCCCGTATCCCCATGGCGGCGCAGAAATATATCCAACCGTTGCTGAGCCGTTTCCGTCAAAATCTACCTCGTATAATTGTGGATCCTGCCGAAAACCGGTACCGCTTACATATCGAAAAAATACATGACCTTTATTACCGTTAACTAAAGATGCACCTATATACGATGCACTTGATAGATCAATCTCGAAACCATACCGTGAAGTTTCGTTTCCTGTACCTTTACTACCGGTAAAAAGTACCCACGGACTACCCGCCGTATCAACATTTCCTTTTTCACCAATCGGTACAGTTGTTGAGTATGCAATAGCATATTGTGTTGCAGCATTATTTTTACAACCTATTGATGGTGTTTTTGAATTTGTATAAACACCTGGTAATACATCAATAGTATGGGGATTTGGTGGATTAGATGTATTAAAAGTTAAAGTAGATGTAAATATTTTATTATCACCGCTGGGTACGAAGGGTGACGTTAATGTCCCCATATTTATTGTAACAGAACTAGCATTAAAATCAATGGTTGGTTCTGATGAAGTAAATGTAATAGTAGTAGAAGCGTTTGACGTTGAAGTATTATTAGCAATTCCTGCAGTAATTGTCATATTTGGTGACATATCTTTAAAAGTTTTACCTTTGAAATCCGAATCTATACTAATAGGACCACTTACAGGGACATTCGAAAGGGTTTGTGAACCATAACTAAATTTAATATGACCATGTTTTAAACCATCAATATCTCCTGTTAATGCAGGTACATTTGATGGATTTGAAAGGGAGGGTGGGATAGGGTTTACCACGTTCAATCCTGTTCCAGAATACATTATTCCATTCGTCACGGCAGTACCTCCAATCCATCCAGACCCACCACCACCACCAGTACTATTATCTTTCTGTCCTCCACCAAAAAAACCTCCACCTCCTCCTCCTTGTATATTGTCGATCGATGTGTCATTAGAGTGTGCGTTACCATCCATGGTTGAACTCCAGCTTCCATCAGCGTCGGTACCTGCAACTGCCTTCCCCCCTATTCCAGGGTTTCTCGAAGCGTATTGTGTATTGACCGCCATAGTTTGACCAGTTAACCCGCCACCGGCTCCACCTCCACTACGAACAGTAGATGATTGGGAATTACCACCACCACCACCACCGCCTGCTATAATTTGCCTATCATTTGATCCACTACCGTTCAAACGTATATGCGATGCTGCTCCTCCACCAGCCATACCGTACTTAGTGGCACGACCACCCTGTCCAAATCCGACACCTCCACCACTTTCGCCTCCATTAGCAATACTAGACGGGGATGGGACTCCAATCCCAACGTAGACACCATTGTTCCCAGTATTACCACCCTGATACCAATTATAACCTCTCCCACCCACATATATATATACTGTTTGACCTGAACTTACTGCAACATCTCCTTCTGCATATCCTCCAGTTCCTCCTGGACTAGAAGCACCTGAATAACTAAAATATCCTCCACTTCCTCCATCTGCACCCCAACATTGTACATGTATACTAGTAACACCAGCAGGGATTACATATGTTTGTACAGAACCAGTATAACTAAATGATTGACTACCAGTATTACCGGCAGCAACTAATTCACAACCTCTAAATTCACTTAAACTAGTCGGATTAGTAAGGTCTGGTGCATTATTAACATTATTATATGCAGTTTGTAAATCAGACAATTTAATATTACTTGCAGGCACGGACCCCATTTATATATATATATTTAAAAATATAAATTAATTAAACAAATTCAAGTCATAATTAATGATTTTAAACTTTACTGATAGATTATAATTTAACCGTGGCAGATGTGAATTTAGTTTTTGATCCGTTATATAATATGTATATATTGGAATTTAAATCACTCGAAGTCATTTTTTACAATATTAAATTAATAATTATCTGGCATCACTAACTTTCTGCCACGCATTGGTATCCATATCACTTGCCGTATAATTCATAGTTCCTAATTCATTAGATCCTCCATTATCTAAAAATATTTGTTTGTCTCTTTCCCTATGTTCTGTCAATTCATGTAATAATGTTGGTTCGACTAATTCTGTAATTTCTATTTTCAAATCATAATGTAATCCTTGGAAATCATATTCTGATCCGTCGGGCGTTTTAAAGTTAAAAGTTAATTCGTTTAGATTAGACGACGCATCGGGAGGATATAATTCTTGAGAATGGTAGTCTGACACGGGGGTGTCATAATATATTATTTCGCCGGGTTGTCCATCTAACGGTATTCTTTTTAGGATTGGGTCGGTATTTGTTAAAGTATCAGCGGAAGGACTATTCCCTTTATATAAAATATCTATGTAACGTATAGATAAATCTGGGAAACCGTCTGCTACTTTGAGGTTGTTCAAATGGTCTAAGGTAAATTTTTCCTGAAAACCTAACCTTTTAAATAAAGGATATTTGATAGGGTTTATAGTAATGGCACTAATTTTGGTTGTTATAGTAATAAATTGCGTCGTTTGAAGGAATCCAAATTTAGCAATACCATCAAATTTACCATTAATTGCATTTATTAATGTGTGGATTGTATAATATCCGAGGGGGATGTCCACATCTTTATCCCCCTCGGCCCCCGTATATCCCAGTCTATGGCTATTACCATCTCCGAGATATATATTATGTGGGACATAAGGTATTTGAGCTGCCAATAATTTAAAATTAATTACATTTTTAAATTTTCTCAAACCTGGATTGTCAGTTGACGCTATCATAAATTTATGTTGCTGTTTCTTGTTCCCTAATGTGCGGGATGATAAATGTATAATTGTTTTCTTTATTTGAGAAGGTATTAAATTCTCAAACATTCTTTCTTGATATATATGATTAAATTCACCTAACTTATCATATAATCCATTCAATATTTTGATCATATCTTGTGTGTATTTTTTATCTTCTCGGCGATCATTAATAAGTTTATTTGTTATCTGACTTAAACTATGTAAGCCATTTTGGTCGCTGGAGTTCGTATCGCCTGTATATCTATTACTAATAATTTGATTTATTCCACCAACTTGTCCCTCTGATAATGACTTATCAGGGTTTAATAAATTTTTAATATATTTGAAAATTAATGTCAAAATGGTTACGGTAGATATACCGAAAACAATTTTATAATTCATACTTAAATTATTTAAATTCATTTAATTAATTTAATATAATAAAAAAAAAATATAATTTATATATATAATATGTCAGATAATACAGTAAATTTCAACAACAATGCAGATAATAATACTGGAGATAATAATTTTGAAGGGTGTCCCGCTTTGATGAGCGATGGCAGATTCATTACTAATTATAAACCTAATTGTGAAATGAATAAAGGTATTGAAAGTTCATTTAATAGTAAAGGTTCCATGACAAGTTGGGAATATAAGTATAATTTAACTAATGGTGCTGATAAAGTTATGAGATCGATAAATACTAATAACAAAAAAACATATAGTTGTTCTGGATATGGATATCAAGTCCCCCAGCCTCTTCTGAAACAAGATTGTCATTTAGATAATTGTACTATTAATAGTACTGGTAATAATAAAGGTATAGGTTTGTATTAATTACATTTTCCATCTATTATCACAATCTATACAACTAAAGAATTGTGTCATGGGTTCATCTGCTGATCTAGTTTGCATTTCATAATATGAACATTTTCTACTACCGCAACGTCTGCATTTATATTGATCGGTCATTGCCTCGGGTTTTAATTCATATTTAATTTTATCTCTTTTAATTTTTTCATCTAGTAGATCTTTCCAATTATTTGGATTAATATCATATACAGATAATTTGGCAACATCTTCACCTTTTATGTCACCGTTTTTAATTTTATCAATTAAATAATTATTTTTTATAAAAGATTTTAAATTTAAATTTAAACATATAGATCTAATTTTAGAAAAGTATAGATTAAAGAATATTGGATTATCCCATTTTCTAGCGATATTATTTTCTTTTGAATATGAAATCATATAATTATATATTCCTTTTTCAATATTTCTTGATAAATTTTCATCATTCATATATTCATTAATTTTAGTAACACATTTATTACGGTATTTATCATTAATATTATTACTCATTATTAATTATAATTATTAATAATATAATAATCAAATTTTAAATATTAATAATTTGTCTTATCTTCTTCTAATTCTTCACTATCACTGGTATTAATTATTTCAAAATCTAATTCATCTTCCTCATCATCTTCTTCTACCTTATAATCATTATCTTCATTATCGATTCCATCATGATATTCTTCCTCTGTATCATCATCATCCGAATCACAATCATCAAAACCCTCATTTATTTCATTATAAAAATTAGCGTAATCTGATACACTAAAATCTACAGATTTATTATCATAAAAGGATAATAAATATATATCTCCATATAATAATATAGCAGACGAATCATCTTCGAGAAATTTAGAGGAACCATATGGTATTAATTCATGTTTATTAATACAATCAGGATTTCCATCATACCAGCCATAACATTTTATTATTATATTATCTTTTGTCCATGAATATAAATGTCTAATATTGTTTTTACCTTTCGTATTAGAGTTCTTATTTAATATATTTACAATATTTCTATTTTCTATTAATAATTCTAAATCATTCATACTACCATCAATATTAATTCTCACTAAATTTTTCATATTTTTACTTTATTAGATAATTTTTTTTTAAATAATTAAAATAAATATATGAAATATTATAAATGAGTAACTATAAAAAGTCTAAATCTGAAAATCAAAGAATTACTGAATCTGCAAAAATATTAGACAAATATCCCGACCGAGTCCCAATTATTGTTGAAAAAGGATTAAAATCTAAAATAAAAGATATCGATAAAAATAAATTTTTAGTTCCTGGAGATATGAGTTTTGGACAATTTATGTATGTTATTAGAAAAAGAATTAAATTAGATTCAACCGAAGCGCTATTTGTTTTCGTTAATAATATATTATGTAATAATGCACTAAATATTAACGAAATATATAATACATATAAAGATAAAGATGGTTTTTTATATATAACATACACTTCTGAAAACACTTTTGGTTAATGTATAAATATTATTACTGTGAATTAATTAGTAGCAATTTTTATAATAGTAAAATAAGTTTGAATAAATTATCATATTTAATAGAAAAATATGGTTTAAATCTAAAAAGTGATGTGAAAGAATATTGGATTAATAATATTCAAATAATATCTGATAAAAATAATGTTAAATTTAATAAAATTATAGATAAAAATATTAGATATGATAATGAATATTTAATTCAAGAATATAATATTGATGAGTGTAAACCGTTTAATTTTAATGAAATACACTTGGAAGAGGAATATGTTTTATATGAAAATATAATAAGTGATATAAAAATTATTTTAAAAAAATATTTAGGATATGCAACATTAGAGTTTGAATCTAAAAATTTAATAAATAATAATAATTTTTTATGTTATAATATAATATAATATGAATATCATTCTATTAGTATTTTTAGCTTTTACTATTTTGCTTATGCTTCAAAATGTTGTGGAGAGTAAGGACGGTTTAAATGGTATAATGAATAAAGTTGGTAATATCAATATTACTAAACATTTTGATAGTATTAAAAAATCTATAAATAATTCTGACAAATTAGTTCAAGCTCAACCTGTACCCAAAGTAGAATATGATAATTTTCCTGATCCAATGACTTCCTCTATTAGTCAACCATTATCACCAGGGTATAGTCCACTCAATACAAATAGTGATAATTTATTAAGTAATGATCCCAATTTAAAAATAATTAGAGATAATGGTTTTGATTATTATAAAAATGAACAAATATATTTTGATCCGTCGAATATTAAGAAAGATACTATGGATGCAGATCCTGGAAACTTTAGTTATCATGGGTTAGTAAAATCATTTGGCACCGAGGACACACTTATCAAAGCTGATAGTGATGAATATTTAACTAAATATCCTGATTATGCTCCGAGTGATTTTGGTAACCAATTAACTAACACAGGTTTTTTATATAATAATTCAGAAAATAATAAATATATCAACCTCAAAGAAAAAGTCTTGCCTGAAAATTGTAAATTGAATGGTAATGAACTCGAGTGTACTTTTAATAATAAATTACAAAAAATCCCAGATAAATTAATGGAAAATAATAGTGATGTATTAAATTCGGTAGGTGTTATTATACATGATGATGAATTAATTAAATCCAACAGTGGTTTTACATATGATGAAATAGGTGGGAATGTATATAAATCGTGGAAATATGATAATGAAAAAGAATTAAATGGTAATTTTGTTTTTAATAATATTGTACCAAGTAATCCCATGGGAACTAATGAATCATATATGTCAATTGATGACAAATTAGATTGTGCTTCTTGTTCCATTTAATTAATATTTAAAAATTATTCTATTATTATTTTTATGAAATCATTTAAAATTATTTATAATGGTGATTTATATTTCAAAGTTTTCAATATTAAAGAATATAATTGTATTGATGAAAATTTATTAAATAATTTATATAAAAATAAATGTAAAATTGATATTGTTGATATAAATAAATGGGACAAATTCAAAAAATTACAAAATGATTTTGAATATATTTATACTTCATCTAATAAATCTAAAAATATAGCGGATATAATCCCAGTTTCAAGATCTTATTTTAAAATTCATGAAATAATTAAAGATTTTAATATTAATGAATTAGAATATTGCGCATGTATAGCAGAAGGTCCTGGGGGATTTATAAATTGTTTATTAAATGATGAAAATATTAAAACTATTTTTGGCATAACATTATTATCAAATGATAGAAAAATACCTTTTTGGAGCTCTAAATTATTAAATAATTCTAAAATAAATTTAAATAAATACAAAAATACAGGAGATATTTATAATAAAAAAACATCTGATAATTTTATTAATAATACACAAAAATGTGAGTTGGTTACATCTGATGGAGGTTTTGATTATTCCACTGATTATAATAAGCAAGAATTATTATCATATAAACTTATTTACTCAGAAATATATATTGCTTTGAATGTTCAAAAAGAAAATGGAATATTTATTTTAAAAGTATTTGATATATTTTATCATAAAACTATTCAATTATTATATTTATTATATTTATCTTATAATGAAGTATTTATTTATAAACCTACTGTCAGTAGAATATCTAATTCGGAAAAATATATAGTGTGCAAAGGTTTCAAAGGATTTAATAAAGAAATAATTGATATATTATCAAAATATTATAATAATGTAGATAATTTATATATAGAAATACCTATTGAATTTATAGATATTATAAAAGAATATAATAATGTCTTTGTTCAAAATCAAATAAATTATATTAATGAAATATTAAAGTTCGATTGTAGAAATATTAATGAACGAATAAAATTACAGGTAAAATATTCTAAAGAATGGTGTGAAAAATATGATATCCCAATTAATAATGGATTTTATTTATTTTAAATATATTATTTAAAAATTTGAATATTTTATATATTTTAGATTTAATATAAATTATGAGTAAATTGTTAGGTGATATTGGAACTAAATATGGACTGCCTAATATTCAAGACCTATTAGAAGAAATTATATATTTATTTGAATATGAAGAATATCGTGATGAAGAATTTTATAAATATTCTAGTGAAATAAAATATGATAATACTAAAATAAAATACATACATTCATTTTATAAAGAATTATCTGAATTAAATACTAGTTTAAAAAATAAAAAAATTATTTTAAATAAATATTTTGAAAATATATATTATCATAAAGTTAACAATATATTCAATGAATTGAAAGATAATCCTATATTATTAGAAAAATATGATATTAATTTTATAACAATAGATAAAATTTCACTAGAGAATAAATGGTGGACATATGAAAGCGATATTAGACATAAAATGTATATATTATTTATATTAGAGAATATATGTACTTATAAAGGTCATGTGTATTTAGATTTAGATCATATAGATAAAGAAATAAATGTAGAAAAATATCATTTAAATAAAAATAAATTCTTTGAAATATTACAATCTAATAAGGAATTTAGGAAACAAAACGGTATTTCTGTAAGCAATGGTGGTAAAATTAGTTTAAAAAAATACAAAATTGCTGAAGAATTATTGGAAACAAATATTGATAAATTAAAAGATATTAAATATGAATTTAATAATTTAACAAATGATGATTTTGAAAAGTTCTATGATGGAAATTCCGAATTATCAAAAGAACAATTAAAATCTATAAATTCAATATTGAAATATAATATAGTAGGCATTATAGGGAAAGGTGGCAGCGGTAAAACTTCTTGGGTTATAAATAAATTATGTGAATATTTAATTGACATTGATAATAATGAAAATATAATATTTCTAGCACCAACCCACGCGGCCAAAAAGAAAGGTCATATGGAATTAATTAATTTATCTGATAATATTTCATTTGATACAATACATTCTGTTATATCTAAATATTTAGTATATGATACAGAAGAGGTAACTAGTAAATTAAATGAATCACTAAATAAGGGTGTAAAATATATTATAATCGATGAAATGAGTATGGTTGATTTAGTGACTTTTAGTAAATTTCTAGATATTTGTATTAATTATGATAATTTACATATAGTATTATTAGGTGATAATAATCAACTATTACCAATTGGTGTGGGATGTCCATTTAGAGATTTAATATCATGCAATAAGATAGTAAAAACAAAATTAACTAAAAATTTTAGGACACAAGGTGATATTGGAGGATTTTGTGATACAATCTTAGATAATTCAACTAGATGGACATTAGATCATGGTAAAGAAAATTCATTAACTAAAATATATAATAATGATATATCATTTAATTTTACAAACAATAATAATGAAACAGATAATGAACTTAAAAAATTACTAAATAATTTAAAATCAGAAGGATATATGCCATACAATTTAGATAAAAATAATCCAAAAACATATCAAATTATAACTCAAAAAAATGATGATTGTATAGATTATTCAAAATTTACTAGAAATTTATATAATAAAAAAAAATCACAGAAAAAATATGAAATGAAAGACCCTATAATTATTTGTAATAATAATTATAGCGCCAAAAGTATATACAATGGTGATGATGGTATTATTATAGGTAAAATAAATAAGTTTGAATATTTAGTAAAATTAGAAGATAATAGAGAAGTAGTATTAAGTGATTATGATTTCAAGCCGGCATTATGTAGAACAGTACATTCATCACAAGGATTACAATTTAATAATGTAATATATATTTGTAAAAATAACTATTACTTAAATTCAAATATTAATTATACTGCATATTCTAGAGGAAAAACTAAATTATATTTAATAGGTAACATTAATTGTTTCGACAGCGAAAAAGTTAAACAACAAAGTGAAAAAAGAAATACATTTATTAGTTATAATTTTGAACAAACTGTATTACCTCAACCTGAAATAATTTAAACTTTCTGGAATATTACATATACATTTAATCCACTTAATAATTTTAATTTATCATCTTTTATTATTTTTATTGATTCTTTATAATTAGTTTGTAATAATTTATCTTTTTTGGACATATCATTAAGATTATTTATTATTTTTTCAAATGATCCAACACCATCTATTTCAAAATTCGTTTTATTAAATATATTAGATTTTTTATTGGGGGTGACCAATTCCATACCTCTCTTTTTAAACGATTCGATTAAGAAATCCATATTTACTAAATATTCATCGATTTCTTGTCCAATAGAATCCATATAAACACTAATTTTGTTGCCAAACATATTACTAGTATCTTCACTATTGTATTCAAAATCACCCATATCATATTTCTTTTTAATTTCATAAACTTTATCTCCGGCTTTATTTATATATTCAATACCTTCTTTATCTTTTAATTCATTAAATAATTTATTACCATTATAAAATGTAGCTATAAAATATCCACCTTTATCTATATTTTCTTCAACATTAGTAAGAAATCCATTAAATGTTTCTTTATTTTTTAAATAATAATGTAATGTGAACTGACTGCTGACAACTTGGAATTTATTTCTTGCCAATTTTTGATATTCTTTCGAGAAAGTTTTGTATCCGGATGGGTCAGAACTTTTTAAACCATATAATATGTTGATCATATTTTTTGAATGACCATTAACATCTTCTTGTTCAATAGATTTTATATTCTTACTAGTATCATATTGTATAAATACTGCTTTATTACTTGATTGTTTATAGAAATATCTTCTGCATGCTTCATTAACATCTTCTGCATCTAATCCAAATACAAATTTAATTTTATTATTTGGATTTACATATCTGTCCACATCTCCTCCTCTGCCACAAGATAAATCCATATATTGAATATTTTTATTAAATATAGAACATATACCATTAATAAATGAAGTTTTTATGAAATTATGTAATTTAGTTAAAATGTTTGTTTCAGGAGTCCTATTATTTGATATATAGTATCCTGTATCACCAGTTAACATAACGTTTTCTTTTATTTTGATGTCACTATATGGTGCCTGTCCAGTTATCAATTCACTTGTGATTGGAGTATTTATCGTTTTCCAAACATTATCTGCTGTAGTTTTATAATTTGGTTCGGTTTTATCATTTCTTAATCTTAATAATTCCCAAACCATACCATTCAATCCAGCTTTATTATATCTCATTTCTACAATATCGCCATCTTTTATTTCCTCATCATTTTTTAAACATAACATTTTATTATCGTGTAATATTACATTTGTTACACCTACATTTTCTTCAGAACCTGGTGGATTAAATATTTTTGTCTTTTCTTTTGAAGGTTTATCACCTGATAATAATTTCATACAGAAATCTAAACCTAAATCTTCTTCTTCATTATAACCATTAATTATATTTAATTTTTTATATGTTTTTAATATACCATCTTCATCATTAAAAGTATATATTTTATCTTGTTTTGAACCTTGTGATAATTTTTCAGTAGATACTTTTAAATCTATAGTATTTTCTTCAGGTGGTTTCCATTTAAAATTGTATTCCCATCTGCCACCAATATAACTGGGTGCAGGACTTAATTTAGTTCCTTTTACACCTAAATATGTGGGCATCAATATTAATCCATCAATATAATATTCAAAACTATCAGTTTTATCTAATATATTTTTACATTTTTGGAATATTGACTTAAATTGAGATTCAAACTTTTTTGGATCTTTTTTGCGATCTACTAACTTTGTAGAACCATATTCATATTCTTTAATACCAATTCTTATATGATAAATATCATCTCTTATTTCATCTTGTATCAAATCTCTAAATCTATTTAATGCATTTAATCTGGATGGTTTTTTAGCATCTTTATCAATCCATTTATCCATATGAACCGGATTGGTACCTTTGGGGGTACCATTATTATATATATCAAATATCATATATAAATTAATATCTAAATCACCTCCATCTTTATTTTTAGTAATATATTCACCATCTAATAACCATTCTCCTTCTACAGCAGGATATTTTAATCCAGTAGGTATAATTTCCATTTTAGAACTTATTAAATACCCTTTATTTTCAGTTATGAACAATAAACATCTGATACCATCTGCTTTTTCAGTTACAGCATATCCTTTTAAAATATTTATATCGTTTGATAATAGTAAATTTTCATAATTTAATGTAATAGGTTGAGGAGCTACAAAATTAGTATAATATTTAGTTTGGTTACTGATTGATTTGTATCTTTTTATAATAGTATCTTTTTCAGATTTTGATAAAATTAATTTAGTATCATGAATAATCTCTAATAAATATCTAATATGGTTATTAAGTAATTCAATACATTTTTCTGATAATAAGTCTCTTTTTTCTACTTTGAATGATAATTTCTTATCATCCTCATCAGTTTTACCGCCGCCTGATTTTATATCAGAATATGCACCCAATATTATGTCATCTATATTAAAGTGATCACTATATATCTCTGTTAATGGCACCCATATTTTTTTTGAATCAGATGATATTTGTAATTGAACATACTTACCTTTTCTGAGATAATTTTTACTATATTTAACAATAGTTAATATATCACTTTCGGGTATTTCAATTTCTTTTTTGTCATATGTATCTTTTATTTTTACATTTTTCCCCATTAATTCATCTTTTAATTCTGGTAAAATGGGAGGCAAATCTGTTATAATATCTGGCATTAAAGATAATTCAGGTGTATCTGACACACTACGCTTGTTGGGTAATTTAATATCTATTGTTAATGGATTGGATACAGTACCCGATATTGATACAGGATTAACTATATTAGATGTTAATTTATTATAGAAATCATTAATATAATAAACTCCATTATCTTTAGTTTCAGTAGAACCTATATATTCTATTTCTAACTCATATTCCTCAGGATTATTTAAAATATTTGCTTCTTTAAATGTTTTAGCATATTTATAAGTAGATTTGTTTTTATCATATTGTGTAGATTTTACTACAGATAAATCTATTCTAAATAATTTATCATTAGTAATAAAACTATATCTTTTTTTATATCTATAATGTTTTAGTTTAGTATTATGGTCAATATTATATCTTTCAATTTGTTTAAGGTCATAATCAATATTAGTTTCAGATTTTAAATTAATTCTATAATTATATTCTTCATTGACTATTCTACTATTTTTGATAGTACTATCTTTATAATCTTCTTTTTGTATAATTATTACAGAAGATTCAGATAAATTTTCTAATGAATTTGTAATACAATATTTTTTAATAGATTCCAGATCTAATATACTACATCTTGTATTAGATACATTACTACCTAATTTAGTTCTAATATCTAAATTTGTAGATATGGATATAGGTTCTCCCAAGTCTGTTTTTAATTTATCTAACAATTTTTTAAATATTAGTTTATTAATAGGATTATTTCTAGGAAATGAACCAAATATAACTTCTAGTTCAATATTATTATCATCATTAGATATTGCTGTATTAAAGTAATCAAGGACATCTTTATTTTTTGATAAGATTTCCATATATAATATATTA